ACAATTGTGGGAGACCGCAGCGCCAGCTAGTGGCGGCACGGTCACATCGGTCAGCGGTACAGGCACGGTCAGCGGTTTAACTTTAACTGGCACGGTAACCACCAGCGGCAGTTTGACCCTTGGCGGGACAATCACTGGATTTGCAACAAGCGGAGCAAATACTGACATAACCTCGGTGGCACTGACAACAGGCACGGTTTCAACAGCGCCAAGCTCAAGCACCGATATTGTCAACAAGTCATATGCCGATTCAATTGCGTCTGGCGTTAATTTTCATGCTGCGGTGCAATACGCAACCACGGCGGCTTTACCGGCAAACACTTACAACAACGGATCAAGCGGAATAGGGGCAACCTTAACCGCTGTGGCTGTCGGCTCTTTAAGCATTGATGGATATACCCTTGTTGTTGGTGATGTTGGCAAACGGTTGCTGATTAAGAACGAAGTAACTCAAGCCAATAACGGCGTATATACACTGACTCAAGCGGGTACTGCGTTATTGCCATACATCCTGACCAGAGCAACAGATTACGACACTAGCGGCTCAGGCACAAACGAAATTGATCAGGGTGACTTAATTCTGGTCATTAATGGAACAACCAACGCTAACACGTCTTGGGTAGAACAAACCCCATTACCGATTACGGTAGGTTCAACGGCGATTGTGTTTATCCAGTTTGCGGCGGTTCAAACCTATACCGCAGGCACAGGTTTAACCTTAACAACCAATCAGTTTTCGATCACCAACGTGGGAACAGCGGGAACTTATGGATCAGCATCAACAGTCCCAGTTATCACAACAAACGCCCAAGGGCAAGTCAGCTCAGTCACGAACACCGCTATTGCTATTAGCGGCGGCGCTGTTAGTGGCAATATTGCTGGCTCTGCTGGTTCAGTAGTTAACGCACTAACGGCAGGAACAGGCATAACATTAAGCTCAGGTACGACTTACGATGGGTCTGCGGCAAAAACAATCAGTTCGCTGTTGGCACAAGGTACGTCAGCATTTACAACTGGCACGGCGGCAACCTATACCGCACCTGCAAACACTCAGTGGGTTAAGGTCACGGTGGTCGGGCCAGGCGGAAACGGCGGGGCATCCGCAACGGGTAGAGCAACTGGCGGCGGTGGTGGTGGTGTGGCTATTAAATGGCTTGCAATGACCGCAGGACAGACCTTAACGTATACCGTTGGCACAGCGTCTGGCACAGCATCCACCGTGGCATCAGGGACGTTAACCATTACCACAATAACAGCAAACTCAGGCACAAACGGCGCAAGCACGACATATGCCTTATCTCAAACGGCTGGTGGCGCTGGTGGCACAGCAACCAATGGCGATGTCAACATTACTGGTGGACAGGGTGGTTATTCGTTTGGCTCAAGTACAACAGTAACCACTAACTTTTCTGGTAAAGGTGGCGACTGCCCTGGCTTTGGCTCTGGTGGCCCTGCTTTGGCTATGGTTGCAACCGCAGGCGTACAAGGTAACGGTTTCGGCGCTGGTGGCGGTGGTGCTCACGGCAGTGCAACCGCAGCCAACGGTCGAGGTGGGATTATTATTTTTGAGGCGTATTGATGTTTGGCTACGCCGCCTTTGCTGAGTTACCGTTTGCCACTATCGGCGTTACGGTAACCCCATCGCCAGAGGTTTTACTTGGTGGACACTTTGGCTTTGATGAGCGTGATAAACATTGGGAAGAAGAAAAGCGGCAAGAGGAAAAACGCAGGGAAAGAATCAAGACCGCCTTGTTTGGCTTACCGCCTGACGAGCGTGAAAAGATCACCACAGCGCCAGCTCAAACAATAAATATTGCGGCGCAAACAGTAATCACTTATGATGCGATCATGGTTCAGATTGAGACGCTAAGAAAGCGCATCGAATTTGAGCAAGATGAAGAAGATTTTGAAACACTACTGGAGTTGCTTTGAGAACTACATGGGTTTTTCCCTCGGATGGCAGTGAGCCTTACGAAAAATCTAAAGGTCGGGCTGGTGAGTACACCACCGTGATGGGTGACATTGCTCCATTTATGTCGCCTGATGGTGTAATGATTGAGGGCAGAAAGCAGTGGCGTGACCACTTAAAGCGCACCGATTCGATTGAGATGGGGCATTCTGATGTTAAGTATGCACAGCAAGAATGGAATAAAAAGAAAGAAGCGCACCGAGACAGGTTGCGTGGTCAATTGCAGACCGTACAAGAGTTTGACCGACCAGGCGCACCGATAGCACCTGTTAAGATGTCTAATCTGAATGTGGAAATGGCAAATCGGTTGCATAATCGGCCTATGCCAGAGCGCAAAGAGATGATTAAAATGACCCTTGAACAAATGAAAAGGATGAAGTGATGGAAAACGAAGTTGTCGCACCCGACACAGTAGAAACACCAGCACCCGAAACCCCGTCAGTAGAGACCCAAGCGGTAGATGAGCCGCAAAGCCGTGCGGACACAATCCGCGAGGCATTATCTAAAAACCCCACCAATCGGGGTAAACACGCTGCAAGCCAGCCTCGTGAATCGGGCAAGTTTGCGCCTAAAGAACCCAAGTTTCCAACCGCTGATGCGCCAACCCGCGCAGAAATGCCCAAGTCATTGCGGCTTGAGTTAAAAGATCATTGGGAAAAAGCCCCAGCAGAACTCCAACAAGCCATTGCCCAGCGTGAGGCCGACTTTGAGCGTGGAATTAACACCTACAAGAGCCGGGATGCCGAGGCCAAGGCGATTACTGAGTTATTCCAGCCCTATGAATGGATGCTGAGAAACGAGAATGCAACCCCGGCAACGGCGATTGGGCCATTGCTCCAGACGGCGGCATTGCTGAGAACGGGCACACCACAGCAAAAAAGCCATGCTGTAGCCCAGATGATCCAGCAGTTTCAGATTCCCTTGGATCAGGTGGCATCCTATTTTGGCGGTGAGCAACCACAACCCCAAGATAATCAATATAATCAGTTAGCGCAACAGGTACAACAGCTTACGGCACACATCACGCAAAGCCAGTTCCAAGCGCAGAAACAGAATGAAAGCCGGGCACTCTCGGTTATCCAGCAGTTTGCGAGCGACCCCGCAAACTTGCATTTTGAGGCAGTCTCTGACCGAATGTTGCAGCTTCTCCAAGCGCCACAAGTGTTAGGTGACACAAGTCAAATGTCAGAACGCGAGAAATTGCAACTGGCTTATGACACGGCGGTAAGGCTTGACCCAACCACGGCGCAACAGATATATGCTCAACAGCAACAATCGATGCAAGCGGCAAATCAAGTTCAACGAGCAAAAACGGCGGCAGTTCAAGTGAGGGGCGCACCCAGCGCAACTCCTAGTTTTGTCACAAATCAATCTGACAGACGAGCCGTGATAGCCAATGCGCTCCGGCAAGTCGGTTAAAAAGGAGTAAGTTATGGCATACGCCAATAGTAATTACTCAGACGTTTTGGCAACTACCATTGAATCACGCTCCGGCATTGTTGCCGACAACGTGACCAAAAACAATGCGTTGCTGACCCGTCTGCGCGAGAAAGGCCGTTACAAGCCCTTCTCTGGTGGTTCGACAATCTTGCAAGAATTGTCATTCCAAGCAAACAGCACAGCCATGTATTACTCGGGCGCTGAAACCCTGAACATTTCCCCTGCGGATGTGATCAGCGCGGCTCAATTCCCGATTAAACAGGCAGCGGTTGCGGTCACGATCAATGGCCTTGAAATGTTGCAAAACAGCGGCGAAGAACAGATCATCGATTTGTTTGATGCCCGTTTGGACGTTGCAGAGGCATCTATTGAGAACTTGATCTCTACTGGTATTTACTCGGACGGCACAGCCAACAACGGCAAGCAGATCACTGGTCTGCAAGCTATGGTGGTTGCAAGCCCAAGCACGGGTGTGGTTGGCGGTATTGACCGGGCAACTTGGTCATTCTGGCAAAACCAGACCTTTGACTTTTCCACCGACCTTGGCGCAAGCGCATCTAGTTCCAACATTCAGACTGGTTTTAACCGCCTGTATGCCAAGACTAGTCGCGGCTCTGACGTTGTTGACTTAATCCTGTTGGATAACAACTTGTGGGGATTCTTCATGTCTTCCCTGCAAAACATCCAGCGTTTCCCCGGTTCATCGAAGATGGCAGAGCTTGGCTTTGTTGCATCAAAGTACATGAACGCTGATGTGGTCTTGGACGGCGGTATTGGCGGCAACATTCCGACCTCTACTGGTTATTTCCTTAACACGAAATACATCTTCTTCCGACCCCATCAAAACCGCAATTTCGTCCCAATCGGCGATGAGCGTATGAGTACCAACCAAGATGCCATCGTGCGCTTGATTGGATGGGCTGGCAATATGACTGCCTCGGGACTCCAGTTCCAAGGCATCATGACTGAATAAGGAGCATAAAAATGCCTGATTACGTCACAGACGGAAAAATTGGTATTGACTTGACGGCTACCTATGCGTCAACCAGTGCTGGTTCTACGACCCTTTTTCCGGTTACTCCGGGAACTCGGGTCAACACCTCCAACAACGGCGTGTATATTTTCGCCCGTGCGGAGTCTGACATTGCGGCTTATGACGCTGTGGTCATGTCAACGTTTAGTGATAGTGCGTCACCAACGCCTGTCCTACGCGCTGTGCCTGTCACAACGACTAATGCCGCTGCGTTGGGCTTCCCTATGGTTGGCTTTGCACAAAATGCCATTGCCTCTAGCTATTACGGCTGGATCGGCATTAACGGCGTTTTGAAGGTCAGCTTGCTGATTGCTTGCCAACCTAAAGTGCCTTTGTACACCACGGCTACGGCGGGTAAGCTGGACGACACTACTGTGTCGGCTGGTTTCATCCAGGGTATTGTGGCTAACACCTCGGCAACGAGCGCATCCGCGCCTTTCTGTGTGGTTAACAACGCTGGCCTGATGATGGTTGGTGCTGGTTAAACCTAGCCCCCTCTCACAAGGAGGGGGTTTTTCTTAATGAGTTTTTTACCTCTCAAGATAACTGGTAAATGTGTCGCAGATGATGAGACACTATTTACAAACATGGAATCCGCAATAGCGCGGGGACTGCCACAAGTCAAGCAAAGCGAACCCCCCAAGGATGGGACGATTGTTTTGGTAGCTAGTGCGCCAAGTGTCAAGGGACAGATAGAACTCATTAAAAAGATGAAAGCCCAAGGGTTGCCCATAGTGGCGATCAAAGGGGCGCACGATTGGTTAATTGACAACGGGGTGATGCCAGATTACGCATTGGCAATCGACCCTCAAGAACACCGCATTTCCTTTTATAAGCCCCAAGACGGGGTGCATTACATGATTGCCTCACAATGCCATCCGGCAATGTTTGACAACTTGGAAGGCCGCAAAGTCACAATCTGGCATCCTTATGTGATGAAGGGCCAAGACCGCCCCGCTAAGTCTTTGCTGATTGGCGGTGGGACTACCTCGGGTCTTAGGGCTATATCGCTGTTTTATGTTTTGGGCTGGCGGCATTTTGCTTTGTTTGGGTTTGATTCCTGTAATGATGGCGAGACTCTCAGGGTTAACGGGGACGGGTTAAAAGAGGGCGATAAGCTACTGGAGGTCAGGATTGAGCCTGATGGTGAGCCGTTCTATTGCAATGCGTCTATGGCCTTGCAAGCCGAGCATTTCCAGACTTATTACGACTATTTGCCCGATGCCACTTACGAGGCGTATGGGCATGGACTGATTCAAGCAATCATTAAAAAACGCACAGAAAATGGCGCGGCATTGCAGCAGATCATTGATCAAAATCACAAACCCAATGACCGAGTTTCGTTCATTCATTGGGGAGATAAGACCTCGGCAAGCTGGCGTTACCGGGCCAAAATCCCAAGTGCGGGATGGGCCAACATTAACGATTTGCTGGCAGATACTTTAATCTTTACCAAGCCCCAGGCCAATGAATTGATGGACATGGCACGGGCAAAAGCCCGAGGCGCATGGATTGTGGTGGATTTCTGTGATGACCATTTTGATTGGACGCACTATGCCGAGGCATTGCGCCTTGCCGATGTGGTGACCTGTCCCACCGATGAGATGGCCCGTAGGATCAAGGCATTGGGCCGAGATGCGGTGGTTATTCCAGACCCATTTGAATACCCCGAGGCCGTGCCCCATTGCAAGGGGACTAACTTGTTATGGTATGGACACGCTGTCAACAAACACAGCTTGCAGAAAATATTGCCGGACTTGGAGGGTTACCCGTTGCGGGTGGTTTCCAATTTTGGGGGCACAATTCCTTGGTCTTATGAGACCATGTTAGAAGAATTTGCTCGGGCCGATATAGTAGTGATCCCGGCAACCGAAACCTACAAAAGCGCTAATCGTGCGATTGAGGCGACCAGACAAGGTTGTTTTGTGGTGGCAGAACCGCACCCATCACTCAAGGGTTTTCGCGGGATTTATATCGGCAACATCAAAGAAGGCATTGAATGGACACGACAACAGAACGTCAGGAGCGATATTTTGGTGGCACAACAATACGTGAAGGAAAAATATACGCCGCAAATACTGATCGAAATGTGGAAGACAGCTACGAAACGGCCTATAACCTCGGATGTGGAACTAAGAAATGGGACGGCTGGATAAACGTTGATTTGCATTCAGACGTTTCTGATCTGAAATGCGATCTACGAAAGCTGGAGATTGCAAGCGATAGCGCCGATGCTGTGGCGGCAATCCATGTCCTAGAGCATTTCTACGAATGGGAAGTGCGCGACTTGCTGATTGAATGGATGCGGGTTCTTAAGCCCGGTGGCAAGATGATTCTAGAATTGCCATGTATGGATAAAGTGTTTGCTTACATCCATAACTGTGTGGTCAGCAAAGAACCAATACAGCCGTTTATGTCGTTGTTTGCTCTTTATGGTGACCCCAAATACAAAGCCGAGGCTATGTGCCACAGGTGGGGATGGTTTCAGACCCCTTTGCGTTTGATGCTGGAATCGGCTGGGTTACAGCGCATAGAGTTTTGCGAGCCTCGCTACCATTTTCCATTTAGAGACATGAGGATTGAATGCTACAAGGGGTCTTGAGCAACGATCAGCGCCACGCACAAATGGCCCTAGCAAAAGGCCAAATGCTTAAAAAGCGGGGCAAATTTAACGACAAGTGGGCATCCATTGTCTGCTACGGGCCAAGCCTTGCAGACACTTGGAAAGTGATAAAGCGCCCGATTGTGACTGTCTCAGGGGCGCATGACTATCTGGTGGACAAAGGCATAGTGCCCGATTTTCACGTGGATTGCGACCCCAGAGCGCACAAAGCCAGAATGCTTAAAAAGCCCCAGAAGGGCACGACATACCTTATGGCATCTGTGTGCCACCCAGACTTTTGGGAGGTCTTAAAAGGCCATAAGGTGCGTTTATGGCACTTGATTAACGGGGATGATTTGGAGACTGTGGCATGGGTTGCCCAACACCACTCCGAGGGCATGAAGTGTTTAATCGGCGGGGGGTCTAGCGTGGGTATGCGGTCTATGAATGTGATGGCAGCGCTGGGTTACAGGCGTTTCCAGATTCATGGGATGGATTGCAGTTACACCACCCATAGACACGCCGGGGAACATTTGGGCAAAGAACAAGATAAAATATTTGCCAGGGCTGGGGACAGGGTTTTTCAGACCACAAAGCAAATGTTACAAGCGGCGATGGAGATGGAGAAATTCATCAAAACTCAGGATGCAGAGGTTGCATTTTTCGGTGATGGTCTGATGCAAGAGACCGCAATTCAACTTAAAGGATTAACATGAAGAACGAAGGCGCTGGCTGGACAGATGAGAACTTTGCCGACAACAATCGGGGCAAGATGCACATTTTCTTTCATGCGGTACAGGTGCAAAACAACCACAAAACCGCATTAGAAAAGCGCCCGATCTTTGAAGAGCGCGTTTTTATCAAGAAACTTGTCCCAGGTGACTCGACTTTGGTGGTTGACCGCCCCATGCGTATGCAAGACATGGAAGATTTCCCTGTGGAATGGGCGCGGTACGAGCAAAAGAAAGAGCAAAAAGTGTCGGGTACGCCGATTGATGCTTGGGCCGCTATTTCTGACACGCAAAAAGCCGAATTTAAGGCTTTGCACATTTTTACCATTGATCAGTTTGCCCAGCTTGCAGACTCGGCTGGCAACAAAATCATGGGTTTTAACGAATTGAGGGCTAAAGCACGGGCATTTATTGACGCTGCCCAAGATTCTCAGTTGATGGACAGAATCCGCGCCGAAACCGATGAAAAATTACAGGCCCAAGAGGTTGAAATGGCGAAACTCCGTGCGATGATTGACGAATTGTCAGCCAAGAAAGCTGGCAGACCCAAAAAAGAAATGGTGGAGTAAATGTCCTACACGTTGCTGGAGTTGGTTGATCAAGTCTCGGGCGAACTCGGGTTAGTTCAACCGACCTCAGTTATCGGGTCAGCGACTAACCAAACCCAGCAATTCTTGGCCTTGGCCCAGCGCCTTGGCAAAGACTTGGTAAGGGATTTTGAATGGCAGCGCTTGGTGCAAGCCTACATCTGGCAAACCCAAGCCGCCATCACCACCACAGGCAACATTACCGCTAACTCTAGCGTCATCACCGCAATCCCATCAACCGCTGCATTACAAGTTGGTAATGTTGTGACCGGGACGGGCCAAGCGCCATTTGCTGAGATTTTGACCATTGACAGCAGTACGCAAGTGACGCTGAACATGCCTGTGACCACTAGCACGGCCTCAGTTAGCCTCACATTTGCCAAACAGGACTATCCCTTACCCGCTGGGTATGACCGCATGATTTCAGACACAAACTGGGATCGTACAGACCATTGGCGCAATTTGGGAACAAAATCAAGCCAAGATTGGCAATTCTTGCAAGGCGGCATTATCAGTATCGGGCCACGTGAAAGATACCGAATTTATAACCAAAAATTTCGCATATTTCAAGCGCTGACCACAGTCTATAACTTCTCTTTTGAATACGTTTCAAACTATTGGGTTTGTGCAACCGGGTCTAGTTTGGGCACAAAAGCCGAATTTACAGCGGACACAGACACTTGCATTTTCCCCGATGACCTAATGATGGCGGGTCTGAAGTTTTACTTCTTAAAAGCCAAAAAGCTAGATTTTGGGGTGGAACTAGGTGAATTTACCCGTGCGCTAAGTTACTCAAAAGCGCAGGATGTGCCTGTGTCTAGCATGAGCCTTGCCCCGATTGGTATGAATCAATTGGTAGGCCCGTGGAGTGTGCAAGATGGCAACTGGCCCACAGTCTAATGCTGAATCAATTTAGCAGATACGGGAAGATGCGTACTCAAACGAGTACGACTGTTAGCATTCCCGCGCCTATAGGGGGCTGGAACGCCCGAGATTCTTTGGGTGCAATGGCAGTTGAAGATGCGGTAACCCTGACTAATTGGTGGCCCGGTACAAACTCGGTCATTCTTAGAAATGGCTATACCAAGTACGCCACGGGAATTACAGGGCAAGTTGAGAGCGTTATGGCCTATGCCGGGGGCACATCAAACAAGCTGTTTGCCGCTGCCACAACCAAGGTTTACGACATAACGGCGGGTGGTGCGGTGGGGTCACCAGACCTAACCAGTTTGACCAATGCGCGGTGGCAGTACGTGAATATGCGAACCACGGCGGGGTCATATCTGATGATGGTTAACGGCGCTGACAAGCTGAGATTTTATGATGGGTCAGCTTGGCACAAGGATGGGGACGGCGCTGGTTGGGACATAACCGGGGTGGATACCTCTAATTGCGTCAACATTAACCTGTTTAAAAACCGCGTTTGGTTGGTGGAAACTGGGTCAATGAAGGCTTGGTATCTTCCGATTAACTCAATTGCTGGGGCGGCTACAGCGCTGGACATGAGCAGTCTGGTGATGATGGGCGGCTACATCATGGCGGGGATGAATTGGACGCTAGATGCTGGCTATGGTATGGATGACTATTTGGCCTTCATTACAAGCAATGGTGAGGTTTTGGTGTGGCGATTGACTGACCCCACCACCCCGTCAGGCATCAGTTTGATTGGGGTCTACAACATTGGATCACCTATAAATCGGCGGTGCTGGACTAAGTTTGGCGGGGATTTGTTGATTATTACGCAAGATGGCGTTGTGCCCATGTCGGGCGCTTTGCAGTCATCTAGGCTTGATCCAAGGGTTAGCATCACCAATAAGATTCAGTACGCCATGAGCGCGGCTATATCGACTTATGGGTCTAATTTTGGGTGGCATTTGCTGTATTACCCAAAAGAAAATCAGCTAATCCTTAACGTGCCGATCCAAGAAGGCGACCAGCAACAGCAATATGTGATGAACAACATCACTAAATCTTGGTGTAATTTTACGGGCTGGAACGCTAACTGTTGGGAACTCTACGAGGATAATCCTTACTTTGGCGGTGATGGGTTTGTGGGTTTGGCGTGGAATGGTCAAGTTGACGATACTGACAACATCCAGAGTTTTGCAATCCAGAGTTTTCAGACCTATGGAGTGCCAGCCCAAAAGCAATGCCAGATGATCAGGTTTCACCTATTCACCAATGGGTCACCAGCACTTTACGGCAACGTAAACGTGGATTACAACTTAGCAGATTTGAGCACTCAATTGGGTACATCACCGACTGAGTACGGGTTATGGGATGTAGGACTGTGGGATCAAGCAAATTGGGGTGCTGGGTTGATGCCTAGCGCGGAGTGGCAGGGTGTAACCGAAATCGGCTACACATTTGCGCCAATTATCAAGACAGCGACAAACGGGATTCAAGTTCAATGGGTAGCATCTGACTTGGTTTTCCAAGGCGGCGGCACTCTTTAAGGGGTAAAAAATGGCAAATCCATATTGGGGTAATTTATTTGGTAGCGATCCAACACCGCCACCAGCGCCGGACTATGCGGGTGCGGCGGTTGCACAAGGTGCTGCTAACAAAGAAACAGCAATTGCCCAGGCAAAGCTAAACAATCCCAATGTTGTTAGCCCTTATGGTAATCAAAATGTGGTGTGGAGTTCGCCTGATGCCAATGGTGTATCGCAAGCAACGATTACCCAAAGTCTTACCCCTGATGCCCAAAGGACGTTGGAAGCGCAGCAAAAACTGCAATACAACATGGCAAATCTGGCGGGGACGGGGTACACAAATGCTTTTGAAACGCTAAACAAACCTTTTTCTTTTGGTGGGCCAGCGGTACAAACGTCTTTGGCAGCGCCAGGGGCATTGCAAGCTGGGCCAGCAGCGGGGGCTTATGGTATGGCGCAAGGCGGTGTTAATGCGCCTACATTGCAATCAAACCTAGATTTAAGCGGTGTGGCTAAAATGCCTGTAAACGCTGGGATGACGGCGCAAGAAGCAATCATGGCCCGGTTAGAGCCTAATTTGGCAAGAAACCGGGTAAGCACAGAAACCCAACTGATTAACCAAGGTCTGCGTCCCGGTACAGAGGCTTATGACAATGCCGCCAGATTGTTGGGACAGCAAGAAAACGATCAGCGCACACAGGCCGCTTTGCAGGGTATTAACCTTGACATTAGCGCTAACCAACAAGGTTTTGGTCAGGCATTGGACACGGGGCAATTCCAAAACAATGCAAACCTTGCAGGGTTTACGGCTGGCCTACAAAACCAGCAAGCTGGAAATCAAGCCATAAGCCAAAACTTTGGTCAAGGTCAATCGGCGGCACAAATGCAAAATGCAATGGTTGCCCAGCAAGCCAATCAAAACTTGCAACAAGGTCAGTTTGCCAACACCGCCCAGCAACAGGCTTTGGCCCAAGCGTTACAGCAACGACAAATGCCGATTAACGAAATTAGCGCATTGATCAGTCAATCGCAAATTCAAAATCCTACATTTGGGGCTTACCAAGGATCAAACATTGCGGCAGCGCCAATTGCTAATGCAACGGCAATGCAAGGCGCATTTGATCAAAACATTTACAACCAACAAGTTGGCACGGCAAACGCTAACACGGCGGGTTTGTATAGCTTGGGTGGTGCGGCAATGCGAGCAGCGGGTGGTAATAAAGGCTTTATGGGGTAAAAAATGGCAGAAATTAACTTATCCCCCTACACCGCCGAATCGGAAGCGATTGCGCGGAAATTGAGATTGGCAGAGGCGCTTAGTCAGCAAGCAAATCAGCCAATTGAATTGCCACAACAACCAGGGGTAAAAGTAAGCCATTTGGCGGGTTTAGCCAAAATGCTTGATGCATTTACCGCTGGCAGATCAGAGCGTGAGGCACGGCAAGAGTCCAAAGCCTTAGCAGAAAAATACCAAACCGAAACATCTGGCGATTTTCAAAGTTTGTTGAAAGCATTGACCGCACCAGGGACGGCGGCTGTGCCAGAGGGCGCACCAACTTACACCCCAGATGTGAACCCCGCTGATATAACTGATAACAGCAGAATGCAAATCAGGCCAGAAAGGGATGAAAACAATGCAATCATTCCTACTGGTGAAATGGGCGCAGGATCGTATGGTGTATCACCGGGTACGCCAGCAATCCCGGCTAGGGCGGCTGGTGAGTTGACCCCAGAGGGTTTTGCGTCAATGCGAACCCCAATGGGACAACAACAGTACATGGCCCAATTGTTAGCCCAAGTAGCACCTAAAGAGGGGACAGTTTTGCCAGAGGGAGCAAGCTACATCAGCAAATCTGGAAAAGTGTTAATTCAAGGCCAAGGCAAAGAAGATTTCCATATTCCTAAAAACGAATTTGACCCAATTTCAGGACAGACGCTAACTGTTGCTTACAGCAATAAAGGCAATCGAAAAGTCATTGACACAAAAGGCGCATACACACCAGATCAATGGAACTCAATACCTGTTGCAGAACGAGCAAAAATGGTGTTTGACCAATACAAATTTGGCAATGTTAGCGCCACCGATCTTATGCAAGCAGCCCAGAAAAATGTGCAGCTTGGGCAAGAACTTGCAAAACTTGGTTTTGATATTGGCCCAAGCGCAGCAGGTGGCGGCGTTAATTTGCCCAAAAATCAACCCATGCCAACTATCCCTGCTAATGGCCCACAAAATGTGCCTTTGCCGGGGGCGGGGATGGGGCAACCTACAGGTCAGCCTACAAGTCAACCTACAGGTCAACCAATGGGCCAAGGTGCGCCAGCTAGACCGGGATATACGCCTTTGGGCCAGATGCCAACGGCAAGAGTTGCGCCACCTGTTGCACCAACGGCGGCAGCGCCCATTGCGCCAACAGCGGCGACTGCAAATAAGCCAATCATTGATCAAGTAACGCCAAAAGAACGACAATCTTTGCTGGTTGCACAGCCCAAATCTCAAGCCGCTGCCACTACATCATTGCAGAATATTGATCGATTGGTGAATGTGGCTAAAGAATTGTCAGATCACCCCGGTTTAGAAAGAATCACGGGCAAAGTTGGGCAATTTTCATCCCTTGATTTTCACCCAGAGGCTACAGCGGCTCGGGGCTTGCAAAGCACATTGGTCAAACAAGCGGCGGTTAATGCGTTGCAAGCCATGCGCGAGGCATCGACAACTGGGGGCGCGGTTGGTAGTGTTACCGAGGGCGAATGGCCTATCCTTGAGCAACAGCTTGCCGCCTTAAATGGCGCACAAAGTGCCAAGGATTACAAAGTAGCTTTAACTAATTTGCAAAATCAACTTACAGCAACGTCAGCAAAAATCAAATCAGCTTATGAGATGACCTATGGGCCGTTAAAATACACAGCGCCAGAGTATCAAAGGCAAGATCAAAATCAAGCGCCACCCGGTGCTGTCAGGAGAATCAGATAATGTCTACCTTTCAAGTTGACATTGGCAATGCCACTTATGAGGTAGATGCGCCTGATGAAACTACAGCATGGAAAATGGCTAACCAAGTTCATGCTAATGCCCCATCTGTTGCGCCCAAGCAAAACATCAATGATGCAATTCTCCAGCAATTAAAACCCAAAGCCAATGCCTCGGCAAGCGGGGTTTTAATGGGTATGACAGACCCAATCAATGCGGCGGCACAAATTGTTTCTAGAAATGTCCCCGAATCGGTCAACCGAGCGTTAGATTTTCCATCTTTGCGGGAAAGCGATAACCCGTTAGTCAAAGCCTTGGCAAACAGGGTTTTAGCCAATCCAAGGCCAGAGGCTATTGATCAGGCTATAAGAGATCAGGAACGGGCCTACCAACAAGAACGTCTGCAAGCTGGGGACACGGGGTTTGATGCGGCTCGGATGGTGGGCAATGTAATTCCTACTATGGCGGCGGGTGTAACTGCTTTGCCACGGGCGGCAATGGCAACCATTCCCAGATTCTTGGGTTCAACGGCGGCATTGGGCGCAGCATCAAGTCAATTGACTCCGGCAATCAGTATTGAAGAACAGCAAAACTTTCCACAAACAAAAGAAAGTCAAGCCAAATTAGGCGCAATGCTTGGGCCAGCCGGGACAATTATTGGCAAAGGGTTGGGCGCTGGTGCAAGCAACATTGCACAACGATTTAGCGAATCATCCGCAGCAGATGCGGCAAAACTCAAACTTGCCGAATTGTTGGCTAAAAGCGGCGTGGGTGAATTTTTTACTACAGGCGGCGGTAACCCTTTAACGCAAATTGAGGCAAAATTGGCAACCCGTGGGCCAGAATCCACACTTGCTGGTGCGGCGGGTGAGTACGCCAAAGCAAAGCTAGATATGCTTGCCACATTGCCAGGACAAGCCAAAACCTTGGTAGAGCAGTTTATCCACAATCAACAAGCCACCAGACCCAAGCGATTGATCACGGCGGCTGATGACGCATTGGGTACTGGCGGCAAAACCTACACCGGGACAATTGCTGACCTAATTGAACAAAAGAAAACCGCAGCAGGGCCGTTATACGACCAATTGCGGGGGGTATCTTTTAAGGTTGATGATGAGTTAGCCTCTATCATTCAAGCCTCTAAAAGCGCTCATGGTAGTGCTGAATTGTTGGCTCAATTGAAACAATCAACGCCCATTGATATATCCAAAATTAAAAAAGGTGACGATATACCTTTAGATGCTTTGGATAAGGTCAAGCAAGCGCTTTACACTTTGGAAATAAACACAAAAGGCGACTTTGGTAAAAGCACTCCAATCAGTAGCGCATACAGCGAATTGCGTAATGCCTTGACTAAAAAACTGGATGACATTAGTCCTAAAGACAAAACGTTAGTAAGCAAAACAAACCCATTGGGTAGCGTATATAAAGAGGCTAGAGATGCGTTTGCTGGGCCAAGCCAGCTTGAGGATGCGGTGAGAATTGGGCGCGATGCAATGAAACAAGATGCCATTGCGGTTGCTGATGCCACAAAAGGCATGGCCCAAAGCGAACTTGATGCGTATCGGATTGGCGTATTGCAAGCCTTGAAAGACAAAGTGGGCACAGAAGCTGGGCAAACCTCATTGTTGAAAATGTGGAAAGAACCCGCCACTAGCAACAAACTCAAAGAAATTTTTGGCAATGATTACCGACAATTTGCCGCTGATGTAGCGCGAGAGGCTCGGCTAAAAGAAATTGAAGCGGTAGGCCGTGGGACACAAACAGCAAGCAGATTAGCCCAGATGGAAGAGGACAAGTTAAGCAATGCTGTCCAAGTGGGTCAAGCGGGTGCGGCGGCGGCGGGTGGTAATCCTTTTCCGGCATTGGGCACATTGTCTAAGATGATCACTAAGGCAAGCACCCCAGAGGCAACCCGCAATGAGTTGGCTAAATTGCTACTCCAGCAAGGGCCAATGGCAACAAGGACAATACAACAACTTCCCGCCCAAGTACGGGCCTACAACGAAAAACTTGCAAACCAAGCGGCTTTAGCGAATGCTTTGGCCCAACAACAGCAAAGGTAAATCATGTCTTACAACGGCTCTGGAACATTCCAAATCAACACATCTGGGCAACCAGTAGTTACGGGCACATCCATCAGCAGCACAGTTTTTAATGCGTTGACCGCTGACCTTGCCACGGGTTTATCGACTGCCATTACCAAGGATGGACAGACCACTACCACGGCGCGGATTCCATTTGCATTGGGGATTAACTCTACGTTGGTGACAGATGCGACAAACACCACATCTGGGTCAATTATTACGGCTGGTGGTGTAGGCATAGCCAAAGCGCTGTACGTGGGCACTACGGCTAACGTAGCGGGTGCTGTGACCCTTGGCGGTGTGGCTACATTTAGCGCTCAACCAATCTTTTCTAGCCTGACTGCATCCAGCGCGGTGGCTACAGATGCGTCTAAGGGGCTTGTGAGTGTTACCAATACAGGCACAGGCAACAATGTATTGGCTACAGCGCCCACCATTGCATCTTTAAATTTAACGACTGCGCTAACTATTGCAAGCGCGTCTGGCACAGTTGGTCAAGCATTAACATCTGGCGGCTCCGGTAATGCGCCTACATGGTCAACTATTGCCGCAACCCCTGGCGGCTCTACCACTCAAGTTCAATACAACAATGCTGGTGCATTTGGCGGCATTTCTGGTGCTACAACTAACGGAACAGCATTAACCTTAACAGGTGCAATTCTTAACGGTACTATTGGCGCAACCACTCCGGCTACGGGTGCGTTCACTACAGTCAGTGCGGCAGGGAAAATTTCTTCACTGTGGTCAATTAGTACCGGTGATGGAATATTGGTAAGAGATACCGGAGACACATCTGGCGCATCTTTTTTAGCATTCCAAAATAGCTCGGGTGGGTATATTGGGTTAATATCTAGAGATGCCTTAACCAACAATATGCAACTGAAACAGGTGTCGGGCATCACCTTCCCCGCAACCCAATCAGCATCTACTGACGCAAACACGTTGGATGACTATGAAGAGGGGACTTGGACACCAGTTATAGGTGGAAGCGGGGGAACATCTGGTCAAACATATTCAACGCAAACAGGAACATATACCAAAATTGGGCGGCAAGTAACTTGTAATTTTGTTGCGACACTTTCAGCCAAAGGAACAATAACAGCAAATTTACAAATTCAAGGATTGCCGTTTACATCTGGAATTGGTTATTCAGCCATTTGTTTTGCTTGGTGGTATTTGGCTGCATCAACTACTGTTGTTTGGCTTGGAGGATCAACAGCCGCAAGCAACACGGTTGCAACAATATATGCAGCAACAGTAGCAACAGCATCATCGGGAAATAATTTGACAACAGCGGATATAGGTAATTCTTGTCAATTACAAGGAACAATTATCTATACTGTTTAATTAACTTGGCCTAAATAGGGCGCTTAACCAAAGGAAATACCATGTCACTCACCAAAACTACCACAGTCGATCAAATTACTGTTTGCGAAAACGGCATCGTGCTGTACCGTGAAGCCACCCGCATCATGGAAGACGGCAACGAACTGAGCAAGACTTTTCATCGTTCAAGCCTCCAGCCTGGGCAAGACTTGACGGGCATCCCTGCCAATGTCGTTGCAATCTGCAATGTGGCTTGGACTGCTGATGTTGTTGCGGCATATCAAGCGGCACAAGCTGAAACTGCTGCATCGTAATGTCTGACAGCACAGATACCCGTTTGGCGGTGCATGAGGCTGTGTGTCTGGAAAGATACAACAGCATTGACCGATCATTGCGGGAAGGCGACAAGCGCATGACCAAGATTGAGGTGCTTTTGTACATCTTGATTGTTGCTGTGCTGTTTGGGCCTGGGGTAGCTGGAGAGTTTGTCAAAAAGCTGTTAGGGATATGAAATCGACCCCATAACGGCGTTTGCCTTATGCAAGTCGGCCTATGAAGGCATAAAAGGCTGTGTGGCTGTCTATCAGGACTTGAAAAAGACGGGCAACGATTTATCCAAAATAACAAGCGAGGTTGGCGGGGCTTTATCATCTTTTTTTAAGGGTCAGGCAGAACTTGAATCAAGCCATGAAAAAGCCGAGGTGCAACGGGAAGAAAACAAACGCAAAGGAATCAAGGACGATTTAGCCACCCAAGCAATCGACAATGTAATGTTTCTCAGGCAGACTAAACAGTTTTACGCTGACTTGGAAAGAATGGTGCGCTGGGAGATGGGGCAACCCGATCTTTGGCGTGAGATTGTTGAAGAGTATCAGCGGCTACTTGAGCAAAAGGCCGAGGACAACGCAAGGGAACTGCACAAAAAACGGGTGGCTGAATGGCGGCGACAAAGGTTAAAAAATCGGATAGTGGACAGGGCGCTGGAAACGGCGCTGGTTCTTTTCGTAGCCGCATACCTGATTATCCTAATGTGGATGATAAATCTCCATCACAAGGGCCGCTTGGGTACGTTTTTATCCTGATAATTTTTGTGATTGTTTTTGCGATGTTGTTGCCGCTGATTGGCATGATGTACGTGGATACTATGGTGACCAAGCGCGAGGCCAAAGCGCAAATGGAAAAAGTGGAAAAACTGCGAAAGCAAATTGAAGAGGAACGAAAAAATGCTAACCCTATTCTCAAGCCTAATATCATTCCTGATGGGCGGTCTCCCCAAAATCCTTGACTTTATACAAGACAAGTCTGACAAAAAGCATGAATTGGCATTGGCGGCAATGCAGACAGAAAGGGAACTAACCCTTAAAAAAGCTGGCTTAGAGGCGCAGGAGCGCATTGAGCATATCCAGACCGAGCAAATTCAGATAACTGCTGATGTGCAAATGGTTCAAGCCCAGATGCAGGAGCGCCAAGCCCTGTACGCGCACGATATAGCCTTGGGTCAAGGAGCAAGTACTTGGGTGATCAACATGAGGGCGGCAACCCGTTCAGTCATCACTTACGGGATGTTTGTGATGTTTATGTTTGTCGAGGTGTTTGGGTTTTACTACGCTTGGCACACCGGGGTAGCCTTTGACGTTGCTTTAAACCAATTGTGGGATGACGATACACAAATCATCTGGTCTTGTATCGTTAGCTTTTGGTTTGGCGGTCAAGCGTTTAAATCTAAATAGGGGCTTGATTTGGTCTTTGACATGGCGTAGAAGAAAGCCAGAAAACTCTACACATCGACATCCTCAAATGCTGGCTTAACACCCCAAATAAATATAGCATGAACATAAGCCCCCAAGCTATTGAGATGATCAAGCACCATGAAGGCGTGAGGTTTAAGCCTTACCGCTGCCCAGCAAAACTTCACACTGTAGGAGTAGGCCATGTTTTATACCCAGATCAAGGCAAAATGCCAATCGATCAAAGAGACAGTTATGCGTTACGCCCAGAGGATAACCGCACGTTTTCAGCGGAAGAAGTAAATGGAATTCTTAGAGCCGATCTGCAACGTTTCGAGCGTGGGGTGCGTCTTTTCTGTCCTGTCGATCTTACACAAGGTATGTTTGACGGGCTTGTTTCTTTTTCTTTTAATGTCGGTCTGGGGACACTCCAGCGTTCTACGCTACGCCAGAAAATGCTGCGAGGCGATAAAACGGGCGCTGGTGAGGAATTCTTAAAATACTGCATGGCGGGTGGCAAAATCTTAAAAGGCTTGCAAAACCGCCGTATGGACGAACGGGCGCTATTCCTCCATCCATAGGATGATTTGAACGAATAGCCACCCCACCACTATGGCAATGGCAGCGCCCAGACACAAGACTAAAAACAATCCAATCACATAACCCCCCGCATTTCCCAGCCCAGCAAAAAGTAGTTCCAGCGGGTTGTCATGTTTTGATTGGCGAACTTTTCACCGTCCCATTCCAACTCTGATTTTGCATATCCTTTGCCTGTCATCAGGGCAATAAAGACTTGTCTTGCTTTCATTTCTTCATTCCTCTTACATAAGCTGCAAACGATTGAACTGTATCCCTGCCAAACGGCCCAGCAAACTTGTCTAGTTCTTGGGCAACCTCCTCAATCACGGCATTGCGTTCGGCGTTCTCAGCGAACCTCATGATTTGGTGCTTGCGTGACCCTTGCAATCCCCAATCCCCTTGGCGCTTGGCAAGGTCTTCAAAAGCCTCATCTTCATCAGTCATAAATCCCCCAGAATGCGCCATTCCCTTTCCTGGCGCTTAGATTTTGACGCTACTGTTTTGCCTGTCAAGCCAATCAAGCCCAGCGTTTCTAGTTCTTTCAAACGCCTAGCCACTTGGTTGCCATCCAGACCTGTGTGGGCGGCAATGCCGTCTTTACCTTGCGGCCCGTGCTGGACAAGACAGGCCACAATTAGCGACCCGTGTTTTTTAGCCAATTCCTTGGCGTTGTCCGCTGCCACAAACGAGGTCAGCGGGTCAGATTTACGCACTCTTGGAAATATGAATTCAAACATGGTCAGAAGGGCATATCGTCATCATTATCTGCTGGTAAACCCTGCATTTTGGGTTCGTAGGGGCGCGGATCATTGAGGTATGCCCAGCCGTCCCACCCGTTTTCTTTGAGTGGGATAACGTCTAGTTTCAGCATTTCGCCATTGCGGGTTTCAATGATTGACCCGATGCGTTGATAGCGGTTTTTGGTCTGCCCCTCTTTGTTAGTGTACTGACCGACAATTGCGGTGACTTCTTTTTTGATCTTGCTCATGGTTGGCTTTCAATGTATTGGTTGAGTTGGTTTACTTGGGATTGGACTTCAGCAAGAAATTTCACAATCTCTGCCTCAATCTCTGCGATGTATGTGTCATCACGGTCAACCCGTTTGACAAACAATTGCGCTTTGGCTGGCATTCGTGGGTCAAACACCACATAGTCACACCACTTTCGCCCTGTGCAAGCAAGTTGGAACTGCATCTGGGTAAAGTATTTCCCAGGCACTTTTTGGGATAGCAGCGTTTCAATCATGGTGAGAGTATTTGGGCATTTGATTTCAACGCATCCATCGTCCGCAACAAGGCCATCAGGGGACGCACCAGCCCACTCAATTGTTGGATGACGCACAAACCCCACTTCTTCAACCATTACGCCCTGTGCGGCCTCATAAGCTGCCCTAGCAAATGGTTCTTGGTCTGTGCCCCACTGCATGGCGGCGTTGGTGTAAGACTCTTGTTTGGTAAAGGTTAGGCGTTCCACCACAAGCTGGGCCATGTAGTTATCGCGGCTGGTGCTGTAACCCGTCTTTGTCTTGGCGATTACGTCTGCCACCCTGCTGGCGGTAACCTTGCCCAAACGTTGGTAAAACCATTCGGTTGAACCTTGGATGATCTCAGTTTCCATTTCGTGCCTCCATCATTGCGTCTGCCCATTTGTACGCACTTTCTGTAATTGGTGCGGACATATCATCTTTATCGTCAATGCTCATAATGATTGCTTGCATGGCAAAGATGGCAATAAAGTCTTTAAGGGTCATTTCCTCAAGACCAATTTCTTTCTTTTTTCTCATGCTTTCTCCTTTGCTTTTGCAATGCGGTCTGCCTTGGCCCTGATAACCTTGGCAATCCAAGCCTGATCACCTTGGCAAGCCTCATAAGCTGATTTGTAGGCGGTTTGCAATTCCTCTTTGTTGGCGCTGGCATCAATGGCGGCGATGTGGTCTGCCATCATTCCAGCGTCAATTTGTGGCGCTTCTGGGCGGCGTGAACCAGCATTGCCATCATCATCTTCTGGTGCAAGACCTGTGGCGGCAAGCAAGCTGTAACGTCTTGCATAAGTCAGCGCCGAGCCATAGCCTTGGGGGTCTTGTTTGGCGGCTGGCACATTAAGCAAACCGCACTCCATAACTTCCCCAGATTCATGGACAAAAATTGTCTCAACCATCACGCCATTTGGACAGTCATAGGTGCGTTGCATCAAGCCTATGCCGTTGTCGTTTAAAGCCCCGATAACGGCCTCAATGCAGTTGGAGAGGTCAGCATACTTGCTACGAAAATGCGGGTTCGTGCTGGTCTTTAAAGCTGGCCCAAACTGGCGTTGTGCTTTGACAAATGCGGCGGCTATTTTTGGGCCAATTGGGGTTTCCATTATTCTGAATCCTTTGCTGTTAATTGAGTTTGCAATTCTTTGATGTATTCCTGGGCGATTTCGGCGGTCTGAATGTAGCCCCGTAAATGGGATTCCAACAGGCCAACGTGATATGCCAAGCGGTTTTGTGCGGGTTCGCCTTCATACTGGCGGTCAGCAATGAATTTGATGTTGTCAATAAGTTCGTCTGCGTTCATTTCATGGCCTCCAGACCAAAACATCTAGCAAAACAACAATCAAGCCAAGCAAAGCAATGGCCCTGATCCATCTTTCGCCAATGCTTGTTTGAGCAACGTGGATTTCAATGGCAGCGCCATATTGCACAGTCTTAGGGAATGCTTCATTCATCGTTCGTGGGTGTTTCATCTTGTTCATCCTCTGGTTGGTTGTCGGGGTTGTAGTCTGTTTGGCGGGTGAGGATTTGCCCCCACCGCCATTCTTCATAATCTTCTGTGTACATTTAATTTTTTTGCAGTTTGGCAATGCGTTCACGGGCTGTTGCATAAGCCCACAAAGTTGCCGATGGTTGATCAGCAAAAGACTTGCTACGCTGTTGTGTACCAAAGTCTTTCCACACGCCAAATTCACGCCGTGCGTTTTGCACATAAGCGCGAAAATCTGTGCCGTTGTCGCGGAAGGCAACAATAAAGCCAATCTCACGGCCTTTGTTATCTAGCTTTCCGCTGTTCATGTAGGTTTCAGTAATTACGCCGTATTCCATCTTGCTACTCCTAAAAGACCCCGAGAAGTTCAGGGCATGGGCAAATCATAAGCCAACTTATATATCCCAGTCAACTGTGGGGGTATTAGCGGTCTTATGTACAATGTGCGGATGAACAAGGACAAATTTATCGCATTGGCTGGCTCACAGACTGAGCTTGCCAAGATTTTGGGCATCCATCAATCGGCGGTTTCCCAATGGAAATCCGTGCCCCAGGCAAGAATTTGGCAATTGATGGTATTGCGTCCAGATTGGTTTTAAAAGGAGAAAACATGAAAAAAGCACTTTTGGCTTTGTGGATTGCCGTTAGCACCACGATGGTTTGGGCATCTTGCACTTACAGCACCTACACAATGAACGGGCGCATGGTGACTTGCACAACATGCTGTTATGGCAGTACTTGCAACACCACTTGCTACTAACAAAAAACTGTGTATAATTCAAAGCGTCTTGAGTGGCATCGAGACGTTGAGGTCAATTTAAACCCCGCAGGTTTCTGTGTGGTCTTGTCGTACAGCATGACGAGTCTTTTGATTGACCTCAATCGTCTTGTTGTTGCTCTCGCCAAGAGCCAAGACCACAGAGCATCTTGCGGGGTTTTTGCATTTGGCAGACCGAGTGACTCGCGTTACGTTACCGGCCCTGCATGGGGTGACAAGTCAAGAAACACCGACAGCAGGACACACCCCCTGATTTGCCGAACAGCGTTGATTGAGCGACTGTTAAAGGATTGGGTACAACGGTGGAAACAAGGCCCAATTCATAAGCGAATCAATCCGTCCAGCGCACTTGGGGCTTTTATGTTTAACAGCAATATAAAGCCTGGAGAGGGAAGGAAAGACACAGGTCTATCCACCCTTGTCAGAACTATGGAGAAATCAAATGGATGACTTATTTGGAATGCCGCAGTTACCCAAAATCACCGATCAAGGCTTTGAAGAATTTTGGGAGGCTTACCCCAGATGTGACCGCAAAGGGGAAAAGTCTGCTTGCAAGAAAAAATGGGCTGAGAACTATTACTTTTACCAAGTCAACATCATTTTGAAACACCTTGATTGGATAAAAACAACCCCTCAATGGTTACGGGACAACGGGGCGTATATTCCAGCCCCCAAGGTCTATTTGAATCAGCAAAGATGGGATGGGGCTGAGATACCCGAGGCCAAGCCAGAGCGCGACCCTGTGCTGGTGAAACTGGAAGAAGACAGGAAAAAAGCCGCCCCCATGCCAGAACATATCCGCGAACGTTTAGCGCAATTGCGGGGTAGCAAATGACTTATTTTGAGGCCCACCAATTGTTAGACAAATTGAAAGATGGAAATGAGAATTACTCCCGTTTCGTTATCAACCGAGCGCTTGCGCTTACTGGAGACCATGAGGCACACCGAGGCGAAAGAATGGTTACAGAGGCACAACCAGAAAATCAAGGATTTGGGCAAAGAAAAGGCGACTGCTTGGTGGCAAGCAACGATTGCGGACATTGCACGGCGCAGGGGCGAGGTTGCCGCTGATGACTTACGAAAGCGCATGAATGCGATACGCCGCCAGGGTTGATGCCAACCAAGACCAGATTGTTAGCGCTTTGCGAGCCGCTGGCGCTTATGTCTGGGTTATTGGCCTACCAGTTGACCTTTTGGTGGGGTACAACGGGCATACCTTTCTGGTTGAGGTCAAAAATGGCCCCAGAAAGCGTTTAACGGCCCTACAAGCCGACTTTTTTGAAAGTTGGGGCGGAGGTACGCTGGCAAGGATTGACGGCCCTGACGGGGCTTTGAGGATGATTGGTGTTTTAAAATGAAAAAAATTGAAACATTGGAGTAATAAATAATGATTACATTAATTGGTCATGGTTACATTGGCAATTACATTAAAAAAGAATTAGAGCTTAAAAATATTCATTACGAATGGATAACCCATAAACAGACTGTCCATGTTAATACGACAGCAATCATCAATGCCGCAGGGTACACAGGTTTTCCAAATGTTGATGCTTGTGAAAAATACAAACAAGAAACCATTAATGGAAATGTATTGTTTCCATTGCAATTAGAGCAAACAAACCTTGCAATTCCTATTGTTCACATTACAAGTGGTTGCGTATACACAGGATACAAAGACAATGGATGGACGGAAGAAGACGCACCTAATTTTGATTTTAGCAATGGGTCTTTTTATAGCGGGTCAAAAGTTTTGTTTCAAAAATTAATGACTCCTTACCTTAATAAATCGTATTTATTAAGAATTCGTATGCCGTTTAGCAATACGCCACAACAAAAAAACATTCTTACAAAACTGTCAAAATATCAAAAATTAATTGATTATGAAAATTCATTTAGTGATGTGACTGATGTGGCTAGGGTTGCTGTCCATTTTGCATTGAACAAACCAACCAGCGGAATTTATAACGTTTGCAACCCAGGTTCAGTTACCACAAAACAAATTGCTAATAAACTTAAATTAAACAAAGAGTGGTTTACAAAAAATGAATTTAATGCGGCAACAATTGCGCCAAGGTCAAACTGCGTTATGAATGTTGAAAAGCTATCTGCAATTTTTCCAATAAAACACATTGATGATGCGCTAGATGCAGCTATCGGTAAATATATGATGTCAAGCCACACTTAAAAAAATGAAACCAGAAGAAGCGGCGCAAGCCATAAGAGACAAAGCCCAAGCCTATGGCAATGCCAAAGCCCAGCGGGTTTACCTTGATGAATTTCGCAAGGCTAAAAAAGCCCTGTTGATGAAAGATGCCCTGACTATGGGGTTTGAGGCGGCAAACGCCCAAGAGCGTGAAGCCTACGCAGACCCCGAATATCACACCCTGCTTAAAGGGCTGGGAACGGCAATAGCCCAAGAGGAAACGCTACGCTGGGAGATTGAGGCTGCAAGGCTTGACATTGAGATTTGGCGAACTCGAGAGGCCACCAACCGACTGCAAGACAGGGCGCACCAATGAAGTGTCCAGAATGCGAGACATGGACAAGTGTGCTGGAATCTAGACAATCCACAGGCAACACCCGCAAAAGGCGATATGAATGTGCCAATATGCACAGGTTTTCCACATTGGAGACAATAATTGTTCGCAAAACACCAATACATAAGGTCAAAAAAGCTGCTGAAACTGGTGGCAAGCCTTGATTGCCAAAACTGCGGGTCTGGGAACATGGTGCAAGCGGCACACACAAACTGGGGCGGCGGCAAAGGCCGTGGGGTTAAGGCTGATGACAATCTGGTGGCTGCGCTGTGTCTGGGTTGCCATTACGCCATTGATCAAGGCAAGGATTTGAGCCGCCAGGAACGCCAAGAAATGTGGCTAAGGGCGCACATGGGAACGATTCATGCTTTAACTGGCGCTGGACTTTGGCCTATTGACATTCCGCTACCAGATGCGAAAATGTAGGCGTAAAGCTGAATGGTTCATGTGGTTGCCGCTGAAAAGTTTGCGCCATCTCTGGTAATTCCTCCTCCAGCTTTCAACACGATTGGGAATTGTCACCAGTCACCTAGTGACTATTGTGGAATAGTCACCAGCCGTGTTGGTAGCAGTTGCCAGCATTAGGGGGGCTGTGTCCCCCCTTTTTTTTAGGGGTAGTTATGGCAGTTGAAGACAAAGATGTAGCGGATTTTGTAAGTACGCTACTGCATTCCGGCACAGTTGCCCACTTTATGCACCTTGGCACAGACAGCCTTGGGGTGCATCTGGCGACTGGGGACTACTACACCACAATCATTGACTTGGTAGACCAGTTTGCCGAGGCTTATATGGGGTGCTACGGGAAAAAGATAAAAAACTTTCCTGAGAATTTTCACAATGCAAAAGACCCAATGAAATACTTTGAAAGCCTGTCAAAGTACGTGGAGACCAATCGTAAGGCTATGCCTGATGACACTCAATTGCAAAACATCATTGATGAAATTGCCCAATTGATTGACTCAACCCTATTCCGCTTGACGCTGAAATGATCAGGATATTTGCAGGATATGACCCCCGAGAGGCCATTGGCTATCACGTTTTCTGCCAAAGCCTGATTGAAAGGTCAACCGATGGGATAGCGGTAACTCCCCTATTTGGTAAGCAAAGGGACGGGACAAATGCCTTTACCTACCAAAGATTCCTGATTCCTTACTTCATGGGGTTTCAAGGACGGGCCATATTCCTAGATGGCGCTGATATGCTGATGCTGGGTGACATTGCCGAACTAGACAAGCTGTATGACCCCACCAAGGCGGTCCAAGTGGTCAAACACGATTATCAGACAAAGCACCCGAGAAAATATATCGGCACACCAATGGAATCGGCAAATCGGGACTATCCGCGCAAAAACTGGTCAAGTTTGATACTTTGGAACTGCGCCCATCCCCGAAACAAAGTGCTGACACCTGAATTTATTGAGGAAAACAGCGGGGCAGACCTACACCGATTCGGTTGGTTGCCTGATTCACTTATCGGTGAAATACCGAGAGAATGGAACGTGCTGGTGGGTGAGCAAGACCATTTGAGAATCAAAATTGCCCACTACACGCTGGGAATCCCAGAATTTGAGTATTATGAAGACTGCGATTATTCGGAAGAATGGAAACGCACCAAAGGCAGAATGATCAACGGCCTAATCAAAATGAAGGATACCCAAGATGCCTAGCACCTCAAAGAAACAAGAGAAATTCATGGCGGCAGCGGCGCATAACCCCAAATTTGCAAAGATGGCAGGGATTCCTGTGAAGGTTGCCAAGGAATACAACAAGGCCGATCAAGCTAAAGCGCCGCCCAAAAAGTGAAAATTGTACAAAAAAAGGTTGACAGCCTTATTCCATACATAAAGAACAGCCGCACCCACTCTGACGAACAAGTGGCCCAAATTGCGGCAAGCATAAAAGAGTTTGGCTGGACTAACCCAATCTTGGTTGACGGGACAAACGGCATTATTGCAGGGCATGGAAGGCTATTAGCCGCTCGTAAGCTGGGCTACAAAGAAGTGCCCACCATTGAATTGTCGGAATTGACAGAAACCCAAAAGAAAGCCTACATCATTGCCGACAACAGGCTGGCGCTAAACGCTGGTTGGGACAATGAAATGCTGACCATTGAGTTGAACGACTTGCTGGCAGACGGGTTTGCCTTGGAAATGCTGGGCTTTGATCAAGCTGAAATTGATGCGCTGCTGATGCCAGATAGCGATGATATTGATAATGTTATTGGCGCAGGGGCGGGTAGCTTATCTGCTCGCTTTTTAATACCCCCATTTAGCGTTTTAAATGCCCGTGAAGGCTGGTGGCAAGATCGCAAGCGTTTCTGGCTTGGTTTGGGCATTAAAAGCGAATTAGGCAGGGGCGAAGATGGGGGCGCAGCGCCTGGCGGCTCAATAATGGTTGCAAACTATGACAAAAGCGGCAAAAGGTTAGTTGGCTTGCAAAATATAGGTAAATCAAATGGCTAAAGGTTTGGCAACTTGCTTAGAAACAGGCATTGGCAAAAAATATGGCCGCGAGGAAGTAAGTGGCACAAGCATATTTGACCCAGTATTGTGTGAATTGGCTTACGCATGGTTTTCTGCGCCAGGCCATTTGGTGCTAGACCCATTTGCAGGCGGTAGCGTTAGGGGCATAGTTGCTTCTAAGTTGGGCAGGCAATACATTGGCCACGAACTGCGGCAAGAACAAGTTAATGCTAACCGCCAACAGGCCAGCGACATTTGCCTAGACGATGCAACACCGCCTGCTTGGATATGCGGAGACAGCCGCAACATAGACAGCACTTGCAAAGATGTTCAAGCGGATTTTTTGTTTAGTTGTCCCCCTTATGCTGACTTAGAAGTTTACAGCACAGACCCTAAAGATTTAAGCACTTTGGGGTACGCTGAATTTAAAGCGGCTTATTTTGAAATTATCAAAAAAACCTGCGCTTTGTTAAAGCAAGACCGATTTGCCTGCTTTGTTGTTGGCGAGGTAAGGGACAAAAAAGGCAACTATTACAACTTTGTTGGCGATACAATTCAAGCATTTCAAGACGCTGGTTTAAACTATTACAACGAGGCTATTCTAATAACTGCCGTTGGTAGTTTGCCAATAAGGGCTGGCAAGCAATTTAGCGCAAGCCGCAAATTAGGCAAAACGCACCAAAATGTATTAATATTTGTTAAAGGCGATGGGAAAAAAGCTGCCCAAGCCTGCGGCAATGTAGAAGTTTACTTGCCAGAATTAGAACTTGTAACGGAGGGCTAAAGCCTGTATGCCTGCATCAATAGATTGGTTAATATCTTTGCCAAGCCCAACCATCCAGCGTGGGTTAGTTATTGCAAGGTTCGCATCAAGTATTGCATTGCGCTGGTCACCCAAATCATGGAATTTTGCAGCTATGCGAATGGCTTTGTTAAAGTCGCCTGATTCAAAGGCTTGCTTGACTTGGTTGAGTTTGGTTTGCATTTGCGTCCTAATGTTTAGCTGGCTTAACTGAAGTATAAAGGAAAATTGTGCAAGTTGCATTCTTTTTGGTTATGATTAACCCTGACTTAAGCAAATTCCCCTCTATAAAATGAATATCACTCATAAGCCAACCGCCGAAACCTGTAGATTGGTTGAATCCAGTAGCGGGTTGGGCTTGCCGCATGAATCAATAGCGGTGCTTATAGGCATAGATGACAAGACTTTGCGAAAGTATTACCGCCATGAGTTGGACATGGGCAAGGCCAAAGCTAACGGGCAGATTGCCAAGACGCTGTTTAGCAAAGCCACCGCGGGAGATACCACGGCTCTTATTTGGTGGACTAAAACACAAATGCGATGGGCCGAGACAGTCAAGCAAGAGGTTACAGGCGCAGACGGCAAGGACTTGGTGATCAAGTGGGCAGCAGGGAAATAATACTGCCCTACAGCCCAAGGGCGGCATTCATGCCATTTCATGAGCGCACCGAGCGCTGGTCTTGTTTGGTTGCACACCGTAGGGCTGGCAAGACCGTAGCCGCCATCAACGACCTGATCAAGCGAGCCATAACCGAGGGCAACCGACAAGCCCAGTATGCTTACATAGCCCCGTTTAGAAGTCAGGCCAAGCGGGTGGCATGGGATTACATCAAGTATTACGCCGCGCCGATCACCAAATCCACCAATGAAAGCGACCTAATGGTGGAATTGGTCAACGGGGCAAAGATCATGTTATTTGGGTCAGATAACGCCGATGCCATGCGGGGACTGGGGTTTAACGGGGTTTACCTTGACGAATACGGCGACTTCAAGCCTAGCGTTTGGGGCAATGTCATACGGCCTACGCTGTCAGACCGATTGGGCTGGGCGGTGTTTGGGGGCACACCCAAGGGTAAAAACCAATTCCATGACATATACAGGGTCAGTCAGGCTACACCAGATTGGTTCTTGCTGAGACTTCCGGCCTCAGTCTCCAAGCTATTGCCAGACACAGAACTGCGAGCCGCCCGAGAGCAATTGAGCCAAGACCAGTACGATCAAGAGTATGAATGCTCATTTGATGCCGCCATTTTGGGGGCGTACTACGGGCTTGAGATGCGCCAAGTGGATGAAGAGGGCCGCATCAAAGAGTTGCCATTTGAGCCAGAAAGCCCGTTTATACA